CGAGCTGTCAAACCAAAAAGCTACGACGCAGAAACCGAGGAGTCCGAAGGAGAGATTAATGCCCTTGGATCCAATCCTGCTCCAGCAGCAGAGAGTTGGACAAAGGGGGTTGAAAACTTCTCAGAGACAAAAGCTGCAGTATCTGCACAATCGGAAGACGATGCATTGAGCTACTTTCAGCAATTAGCTTCGGAAGACTAATGCTACACGAACTTTTTCCAGTTCCTGTATGGGAAGAGAATATTGGGGTGCCTGACGGCACCCTTTCGTTTGTCGATGAAAAAATCAAGTATGAACGTATGGGTGCTCACGGTAACACCAAGAGCATATCCTGTAATAAGCAAATATTGAAGGAATTCCCAGAACTCGAAAATCACGTTTTTGAGGGAATTTCCCGATATTTAAGAAATCACCTTTTAGTCGCACCTAACGTAATTATCGAAATTGTGCGATCTTGGGTGGTTTTGCACTATAAAGGGGATTACTCAGATTTTCATACTCACTCTAATGCCATATGGAGTGGAATATACTATATACAGACAGAACCGAACAGTGGAGACCTCCTATTTGATAAAACGGGATTATATCCAAACTGTTTTCTACAGGTTTTAGAACCTGATACATTAGGTTACACTAATGCCACTGCAAAGCACCAGAGGTTCCAACCTAAGCCAGGAGACCTCTTTGTGTTCCCATCTCAGTTGATGCACAAGGCAGAATCCAACCAATCCACAAACTGTCGCTATTGCATAGCCTTTGATGTGTTTGTTCGTGGTACAATAGGTACAAGACACGGTAATGAGGTCACATTATGAAATTTCTCCCACTTTTGGCAATCCCTTTTCTAGCAGCTCCTGTTCAAGCTCACCACAAGACTACAAATTGGGTAAAACCAACTCTAGACGGAGCAGAAGTCGCTCCATCACATTGTGTCAAAGATCCTCAATTTGGATGGAATTGCTGGTATAAACGAGTAGAACGACATAGACCACGGCGACACCATCATCATCATTGGGGTGAAACGCATTATTTACCCTGGTACCAAACGACACCAGTATTCAGACCTAACAAGTACAATCATCACGGAGTACCTTGTTACATCTATAAAGACGATAATTGGTGTTTCTAGGTTGAACCCTTACTTACAAGGGCGGTACTAGAACCACCACCAGACGCAGACCCAGTTGAAGCAGTGCTTTGGCTGGGTTTGTTGTATTTGGGTAAACCGATAAATTCTTCTGCAAGAGATCCCTGAGTCTTTTTGTATCCTTTCTCATCAACTTCTGCGTTGGGAAGGTACATTGCTAGTTTCTTGAACTCAGCGATGAAATCAGTCAAATATTGTGGACGAAGCAGGTATATATTTCTCTTAGTTTCATTAATTTCACTCTCATATGCATAGTATGACACAGGTATGCGACTTGATGCTGCAGGTACGATACTACCATCAGGTTTGATATATTGGAAATCTTCAGGTACCTGGTACCCAGATTTTAATAGTATACTACCATCAGTATGTAAGTATTCTAAAGTCTCATAGTGTCTAACACCTTCTACTGAACCATACTTATCTTCAACGTACTTATAGAGATCCTCACGATTCATTGGCCAGTCTTGGTTCACGTTAATTACATTGTTAACAAGCAATATGACCCAATCTAGACCAGAATCCTTATAGAACTTGTATGCTACTTGATCAGGTCTTTCATTTTCACCAATTTCATATTGGATGAAACCTAATAGAGCACCTTGAAGTTCATCACGGATTTTGATCCTTCTGAATATATTAACCGCAAGTTGGTAAGGTTGAAAACCATCAACCCTAGTCTTATTACGGACGTATACCTTAGGTAGGTACTTAAAATATGCCATTAGTACTTTATTTCGTTTTTGGTGAGGAATGCAGTCTCATCGAAGTTTAAACTCAAGTTAAATGCAGCAGGACCATAATCCACACCACTATCATATTCATCTTTCAATGAGTTGTAAGGACCATCAGGAGTAAGATCCATACTAAGGTTGGTTAATACACATTTCAAAGGAAATTGCATAATTCTAGATAGTCTTGCAGGTTGTCCTGCCATTAGATCTAAATCACCATCTTCATTAGGAGCACCTTCTACCCTTATGATACCTAGCCTCATATAGTCAGGTATTGTAAGGAAACGGTTACTACCACCACCTGACTCACTACCAAGAATCTTTGCAGTTTGTTCAGATGTTAATTCTCCACCCTCATCATCAAACCTGAGATCTTCAGGTGTACCATCATTTGTTCCAGGTAACATTGCTTTACGTAGGACGTGTATTATCCTATACAGTTCTCTAGCTTCCTGTTGATTCTTTGGTACACACTTAAAGTTGAAGTTGTGTGATCTATAAGTTGTACCTCTGAATGTTGTTTCTTGATATGGGTTAAAAATCTTTTTAGTTGTTAGTGCAGATATTGAGTTGGCATCTAATCCGTCTGCCTGTAATCCCAATGCACTGTTTACGGTACCGATAGCAGATCCAACAGCATTCATAATAAATTCTGGTTTAGCAGCACCAGCAGTTTGTTGCAGTGCTTGAACCATATTACCTTGCATATCCTTTCTACCACCTGCATTACCAGCCATAGCAGAGTTAACCATACCTATGGCACCAAGACCAGCAGCACCTAGAGTAGTTCTTGCATACTCAGCACCGTATTCTTCTTTTAGTCCTTGGGGTAAATACAAATAAATAGTCTTATATAGAGCACCTTCACCACTATTGTTGCCACCAATGTGTTTGTAAGGATTGCCCTTATCTGAACTATATACTTTTATTACCAAGTAATCCACTACTTTAGTTTCATAGGCATCTCTATCAGTGATGGCTGCACTGATTGAATCCCCACCAGGTACTTGTGTTGGAATTGATCTTGGATATACTAATGGAGCATCTGACATATGCCGAAGAGAAAAACTTACTCAGGAAGATTCAAACCTAGTAACCCAGGCAAGTATAAAGGTGATCCTACAAACATTATTTATAGATCTTCTTGGGAGAAGAAAGTAATGCTTTGGTGTGACGTGAATTCTAACGTTGTAAAGTGGTCTTCAGAAGAGATAATTGTACCTTATATCTCACCTGTAGACAGGAGACCACATAGATATTTCCCAGATTTCTATGTTAAAGGTAAGTTGAGAGGTACTGGTATTAAAGAATATCTTATAGAAGTTAAACCTTTTAAAGAGACTAAAAGACCAAAACCTAAGGTAAAGGTAACTAAACAATACCTTAATGAAATAAGAGTTTATAGTATTAACCAGGCGAAGTGGAAAGCTGCTACAACGTATGCTAAAGACCGTAAGATGGAGTTTGTGGTGTTAACAGAGCACGATTTAGGGCTATGAGCCTATTCGAAGACATTAAAGACCTAGCAGAAGGTAAATCTCAAGCACCATCTTGGTGGAGGAGTCAATTTCAATACGGATTGGAGGGAATGACACCATCTGCTGAGCCTGGTTCTATTGGAAGAATGCTTTTCTTCACATATAGAGCAGAATATGGTGAAAGGTATAGGTTTTGGGACGTATATCCCTTGGTTTATATCTTAGGAGAAGACTCTACTCACTTCTGGGGTGGTAACCTACATTATGTTGAACCAGAGTACCGAACAATCGTTGGTGCAGACTTAGCTTCTGGTAATAAGATAGTACCCAAGGAAACCTTGCATAAATACTTGAGAAAGAATGTTTTATCCGCTACTTATGACGTACCCAGTACTGAGTGGCCTGATGTGGGGTTGATCCCCTGTGAACAGTTTGTTACTACTATTAATGGTAGGAATATACCAATTCCATCGAAACACGTTTACTAATGGGAATTTCGTTTACAAGATTTAAAGACACCGTTGCGACAGGAGCGTTTGAGCCAGCACGCTCAAATATGTACACGGTGATGATATCTATACCACCGTTTTTAGTCTATGATTTGAATGAGTTTGGAGGTGCCGACTCTTATTATACTGCTATAGACTTCTTTGCTGATCAGGTTACGGTACCATCAAGGAATATGATGTCTGGTGAAGTAACAAACTTTGGATCGATGAGGAGATATGCTACACAACAGACACCTACAGATTTAAATATACAGTTTATAATAACAAAGAACCAATGGCATAGAAACTTCTTTGAAAGATGGATGAATGGTATTAGTAGAGATACTGAAAACAGAAGTATGTTCTATGATAAGTACACTTCAGATATTCTCATTAATAAGTATGAGCCTGGATCTAACCTTGTAACGAGATTTGTTGACGGTAATAAGAGAGTAGGACAGATAAGAGATAATAAGATAACAGCACAGTGGAGAGCAGTTGGTTGCTTCCCTTATAATGTTAGTACTATACAGATGTCTAACGAACATACATCACTATTGAAATTGGATGTACAGTTCTACCTAGAGAGATTCCGTCTTGGTACCACTATTAAGAATACTGCTGACTGGACTACTGATGAAGTAACCATAAGAAGTGCACGTAGTGTTGTCAATCGTCGTAATCGTAACGAGAATGTGGATACCTTAGATAGAGTCATTGATGCAGCGACTGATGTTGGTAATATGATCACCAATATAAGAAGGTACACTTCTGATTGGAGCAGATTGCTTTAGTGCCTAGATAGTATGTGTAATATGATTTCGTTATGGTCCGTGAAAAGATCGCTGATTTGATCAGGAATGCAGCTCTATCATTTGATGGAGTTGAACCTTTGGAATGCGACTGTGAGCATATTGATTTTGAAGCAGGATGGATTAAAAATGAAATGTGGAAAGCACCAGGTTTCAGGAAGATCCATCTAGAAACTTCAGAAGTTAAAGGACTCGATGTATTACATTGTGTCTTCTTTCCTGACTATAACTATAATATACCTATCTTCGGGTGTGATATTGTCGCTACTAAGACGGTAATAACTGCTGCTATTGTAGATATTTCTCCTGTTAGAGGGAGTGAAAAGATTTATGAGCAGATAGCACCTATTAGCAACTCGTATATTTTTAAAGAAAAAAGAGTTTTACCTTTATGGGGTGATGATATATTCTCACCTCATTTTAAATTCGTTAGAATACGAGATGAAGAAGAGGTGGGTGAATATATAAGGATACTGGAGGGTTACTTAAACACATTATGTGATTGGGTCAAATCTATTGATAAAGAAGATAACTATGTTGATGCGATGCTGAGAATGGATGACCAAGTATGGTACTCTACTCAGCAAAGGAAGAACAAGAAAACAATAGCAGCATTATCGAGTTGGTTCGATAAAGAGTGGGCTATAGATTACATACACAATATACTATTTGATTTACCCAAATGAATCCTTTATTTGACATAATATTTACTGCCACGTGGTTAGTCCTACTTGTTAGTGCTATAAGACTTATGTCACAAGGATGGAATATGGAACCACCAAAACCCCCTAAGAAAAGATTTCAAGAACACCCTGAAATGTCAGAAGTTCAGGAGGGTGATGAACTATTAGTTGTAAATTTTACTCCTGATAAGGAATTCACTGATAGGGTGAAAGAATCTGACAGTTTTTTATCCGAATCATTAAAGGATAGGATTGATGAATTAAACGATCCTTCGGATGATGATGAAGATGATGACGGTGACATCCTGGTAACACGGAGATGACCGACTAAATACTTGTACTGAATTGAATTACTATGCCATTACCTACCCTGGTTGTACCAGAATATGAGTGCAACCTACCTTCGGGAAAGAAAGTGACCTATAGACCCTTTTTGGTTCGTGAGGAAAAGCTACTCTACGTAGCAATGGAATCACAAGATCAAAAGGAAATGGTTAAAGCAGTTAAAGAGATCATCAAGAACTGTACTAGCGTAAAGAATGTGGGTACCCTATCTACATTTGATATCGAATTACTTTTCCTTCGTATTCGTGCTAAGTCAGTTGGTGAGATTAGTGAGTTTAAACTTACTTGTCCTGATGATGGTAAGACACAAGTTGATGTTGAAGTTAACTTAGAAGAAGTGGATGTTGTTATACCTCCAGATCATTCTAAGAAGATCAAGATCACAGATGATGTTACCCT